ACAAGAACCAATAAATATCGACCTCCTGTTTTTGGATTACTAAATGTGAATGTTCTATTTCCGCCCAACGTTACTTTTTGTACATTTGAATTATTCCAGTTTACAGCAATGGTTGCTCCATCAGTTAACGAAAATATTGAGTTATATTGTTGCCCGGTAACCTTTAAATTACCCGTAACCTCCATTACTTCAGTCGGAGTTGTAGTAGTTCCAAAAGAAGTCTTTCCTGCAAAAGCATTTAGTGTGCTAGTTCCAGACTGATAAATACCGAATGCTAAACTATTATTTGCAGCAATATCTATTGCACGATAAACATCAGTTATACTAGTAAAAGTAGGGTTGATAAGTATACCCTTATTAACACCTGTTGCGGTAGACGATTGATTTATAATTCCGTCTAGTAACAAACTGGTTAAAGTTCCAGTACCTGAACTTGCTGAATATCCTTGTCCAATATTTAATGTAACCTTATTTCCTGTCGTGTTAGTGGCAGTTGTACCTCCAACATATACTCTATTGTTTGTATCAGTGGGGTTGGTTGGGTTAAGACTAAAGTCAGAAACAGAGCTAGTTGTTCCAGATCTTATTAATATTGTACTAGTTCCACCATTACCACCGATATATGTAGGACCTACCGTTTGAACTGCTGATCCTGTAAGACTCAACACCGCAGGGCTTGTAATTAATGAGCCATACGCTGGATGTTGACGGAAGTTAACTAATTCAGCAAGTGCGTTTCCTATGTAAACAGTATTAAGTACTATTTTTGATGTTCTAGACGCATCACTGGCGTCCTGCCATACTACATCTAATGCAGCTGCGTCTTGAGCATTTGTAGTAGTAGATTCTAATTTATATAATGTTCTTTGCCCGAATCCAGTAGAAACTGTTCCTGATGAATTAACAACATGCGTGACATTTGTTTCTACAGTAGAAGTATTACTGGTAATATCAGTATGAGTAATAGCACCTCCAGTGGAAGCGGCTCCAGTTATATTAAATCGAGTTACATTATTTGTTTCTAAGTTAAGTCCAAATGCATCATTTGTTCCAATTGTAATAGGTGCTCCAGTTGAGTTACCTCCATCTGAGATTCCTCCTCCGCCTGCAGTAATCCAGCTAAGTACTCCAGTACCATCTGTGGATAATACTTGCCCACTTGTACCATCGTCCACCGGAAGAGTTAGGGTATAAGAACTGGTTAATGACCCGGTTGCTGGAGGTTTAATTCCAACATATTGAGTTAAATCAGAATCCCACAATCTCAAAACTCCATCAATATATTCCATATTAGTTGTACCAGAACCTATTAAAGTTGATACATTATTAGTGGATAAATATTGCTCTCCGTCAGGAGAAAAAATAGAGGTTTCGTTTGCTGTGTTAGAAACAATCATTGCTGGATTTGCACCAGTGTAATTAAAACGTGCGGTTGATGCAGCAGTTGTTCCAAATGCGAAAGATCCAGGTAAAGTTCCAGATGTTAATTTAGATGCAGCAACATCATTAATTTTAGCGTTTGTAACTGCACTATTGTCTATAGTCCATGTGGCACCAGAGCCGGATACTGTTATGTCACCTTTATCTCCATCACTCACTCCACCTCCTCCAGCAGCAAGAGCACCCCAAGCGGATCCATCATAGCCTTCCCATGAAGCAGTGGTGGTATTTCTTCTAATCATACCTTGTACACCAGTAGGTCTCTGAGCAGTAGTACCCACAGGTATCTGCACTGCATCAGTGCCCCCAAATATAACTTTACCTGCAGTGGTTTCTATCACTCTGTAATCAACTGGAGATGCTAAATATGAGTTAATCCATAGACCTCTAGTAACACCTGTGCCGCCACTAGTCTGGTCAATATTCTGTTCTACTTTTATACCTGTAAATTCAGCATTACCTGATGTAGGTATAAAGCTAGAGTATTGGTCAAATAAAACAATATTACCACTAGTATTCGTAAATGTAAGATCAAACGGTTGTTGTAATCTAGCATTTGCTCTAAAGAGACTAGTTAAATCAAATCCTATTAAACTTAAACCAGATCCCTGAAAATATCCTTGGTCTGTGACTCTAGTTTTTTCTACATTAGATGAATTATAGGATTGGAAAGCATAGGTTGTACCAGATGTTCCAGATCCTTTAACTACTATTCTTCCAGTACCGGCGGCAGGGCTACCAATTTTTAATATTGTATTAGTATTGTCCCAAGTAAAATTAGCATTAGCTCCAAATGCGCCACTATTATTATACTGTATTTGCGTATTAGATCCGGCAGGAGTTCCACTAGATGCAGTGGTCCAACTTGTAACACCAGACCCATCTGTAGTTAATACTTGTCCATTAGTGCCTGCTCCTGTTGGTAGAGTTAATGTCCAGCTTCCCGCTGCTGCTGCTGGTTGTACAATTACTTTACCAGATGTAGAACCTGCGAAAGACATTACACCTAATGTAGTACCCGCCAACCCTAATGACAACATTTCTGCTGGAGCTGTTGTACCTAGGCCAACTTTACCGTTAAAATAGTTAAGTGTGTTGACACCCGATTGATAAATACCAAATGCAACAGAATTGTTTGGAACTATATTTATAGCTCGATATGAAGCTGGAGCTACAAAAGAAGTTAAAGAAGGATCAATGTTGATACCTATTTGAGTACCAGAAGCAGTACCACTTAAATTGTATGTAGTGGCAATATTTAAACTATTCAAATACCCAGATCCAGACGCCACTGTATATGTTCCCCCAATACTCATTGCGGTTTTAGCAAGAGTAGTAGAACTTTGAGAAAACCCTGGATTTATAAATAAAAGATTACTAGTTCCATCTGCTGCAATGCTAATATTTGCAGTGGATGACGTTAGCCCCGAACTATTAAAAAATACAGTAGGTGATGCTCCAACACTGAACGCATTAGAAGCCATTCTTGCTAATTCTACTCCAGTGCTAGTATTACCACTTCTAAAGACAAAGTTTGTTGCTCTCGATCCATCAGTAGCATCTGTCCAAGCAGATTCAATATATCCCATATCTCTTCCAACAGTAGTGGAAGACTGACCTTTGAATTGAAGTCTAGTACCAAATCCTGTTGTTGGAGTACCAGAGGATTTTGATTCTAATGTCATTACTGTGTTAACAGTAGAAGTATTGGCGGTGGTAGTTGTACTGCTTAATGAACCCGTATTATCTATAATAGTTCTGGCTATACCATTAGTCTCTAATTGTAGAGAATAGTCGTCGTTAGTTCCCAATGTCATAACTCCTCCAAAAGAGTTACCATTATTAAGAACATTTCCAAATCCACCTCCACTAATATCATCTAGAAATGCAACAGTACCAGATTTATCAGGCCATGTAGCAGTCCTAATTGTACCGGTTGTAATTCCCGTAACATTAAACTTTAACCTTTTTGTACTATCAGTATCATCCTTAACTTCAAAATCACCTTGATAAAAGGCGGGTGTAACCTGAAAGTTAATTTTCTTCGAGGTTGAATTTGGGGATACAATTAGATACTCATTTTGCGAATTTAATGTTAGCGTAGAAGTAGAAGAATCTGCGACCACGTTTGTTCCAGTATTTGCATCCAGTGCATTAGTAGGAAGAATTGTGGTAAACTTAAAGTTATCAACCCACGAGGTATTAGTCCCATTGGTCTGAAGAACTTTATTAGCATTACTTGTTTGACTTGGAGCTAAAGCATTAAATGCAGCATTAGCAGTTGTTTGACCTGTTCCTCCATTTGCAATGGCAACAACTCCAGTTACGTTGGCTGCCGTACCAGTAGTATTCTGATTAAGTGTTGGAAAATCTCCAGCTACAGCAATACTTAGTGCGCCTGTACTGGTAGTAGATTTAAGAATACCTGTTGCTAAAGCCGAAGTACCTACTGAATAATCAGTTCCTACGGTGGCCGCAGATATGGCAGTTCCATTGCCTTTCAATAGTCCTGTTATTGTAGTACCAACAGTCAGAATTGGAGTAGTACCACCAGAAGAAGATCCTGAAAACCCATTAGACGAAGCTATAGATACGGAGGTTACTTTTCCCGCATTGTTTCCATCAAGTTTTTGAATTGCTTGGAGAATAGTATCTGTTGCAGCAACTGTACCTGCTCCTGATGTATAACCTGTTAATACTTTACCTATTACAGCAGAATTAGTTAGAGTAACAGCAAACGAACCTGTACCAGAACCTGTTGCTTCACCCGTGAGTGTAATAGTTTGGTCACCAGTATTAACTCCAGAATTAGTACCTGTTATATCAGATAAAAATGCTAAAGTACCGCTATTGTTTTGAAGAGTATATGTTCTATCTGCAGTATTTGTGTTAGTAAATACTCCATTAAACGTATTAGCTACGTTTCTAAGTATTAATTTACCGTCGTTAAATGTCTTAGCTCCTGTTACGGTTTGTATTGAAGCTAATACCATATCTCCTGAACCTGTTGCATAGTTTGGAATATTAAGTGTATTTCCAATCAATGTGGCTGCTCCAGAAGTACCTGTTGTGGTAAGTGTTATAGCACCCTGTTTATTGTTAAACGTAGTCCAATCTGTAGATGAAAGAGCACCTCGATTACTAGCAGAAGCTGTGGGAACATTTAGTGTGATTACAGGAGTAGTAGTACCATTTGCAACAGAAGATGATAAATCGGTTCCTGAGGTTCCTAAAGTTAATGCGGCTACCGAAGTAACAGTTCCTGAACCTCCAGGAGATAATGTAATAATATTACCAGAAGAATCAAATCCTAATAACCCTACTTGAGTTCCTGTAAAAGACGAGGTTGTAGTATAACTAGGGAGTCTAAGCTGGCCGCCCGTGGAAAGTCTAAACCTATCTGTATTTCCAAGAACTGCAGAATTTGACATTTTAAGAGCACCTGAATCAGAAGAGTCATTACCAAATATCCAAGTTGAGCCACCCGTGACTATAGAAATATAACTGTCTGTTGTTACAGAAGTATTTGTAAGAATAAATCCCGCATGAGAGTTTCCACCAGAAAGTCTCATCAGATGTTTACCTGTTGCAGATGATGATGTTATCGAAGCATCAAAAGCCAGTACATCTACAGCACCACTGGTAGAAGATATTACTGAATTAAACGCAGAATATCCATTACCTGTTACTGTTGTAGTAAGGGCTTTAACAGCAGATGTTTGTCCAGATGCAACAACGGCTTTAGACAATAGTGCAATACTAGAATCTAATCCTGCATTTACAGCTGTCGATAATATATTATCTGTGGTAAATATTGTTTGTGGTACCCATGTCGTCCCATCAAAGAAGATAGAGCCTCCTGTAGAAGCTCCGTCTTCTTTGATTTGACGAAGGGCCAGTTTAGTTTGCCCCATTTATCGTTTGATGATTAAAAGTGTTTCAGTGGCCGTTAGTGCGGTAACTAGTGTTAATACATTTGTTCCTGTATTATATGAATAGTCCCTCGTTGTAACAGTTCCACTAATTGCTTGAAGTGAACCGTTTCTATAAACTTCAAATCCATCTACAGAAGAATTTGTCATAACAAGATTTGCACCATCTTTATCTTTTAGTACACCGTCGTTTGCATCTAAGTCAATAGACGATGCTGTGGATCCTTCTACATAACCTTTTACCGCAGGGCCACCAGAAGATGCAATTGTAACATCTACTCTGTTTGAACCAGGATTATCGGTGGTTGTAATGGTAACATTAGATCCTTCAATAAAGTTAATTTCTTGTCTTGTTCCAGTAAGTGTTCCACCTTTAGAAGTTCTTACTTTCTGAGTAGAAAGATCGTTTCCATAAGTAGCAGTACCAGCAGCTGTTAATCGGCCATATGCGTCTACTGTAAAAGTAGGAATTAAGCTCGTAGAACCATATGAGTTTGGTGTTACTGCTGTTGTTGCAAGATCAATATTATCAGAGTTAATAACAATTCTACCTGAATCTGCTGAATTGATATCAAAAGTGAGACCAGCAAGGGTTAAACCATTACCTGCCACATATCCTGTTGCAGATCCAACTTGAGTGAACGTTAATGTAGTACCTGAAGCACCTCCAAGAGTAATTGGATCTGCAGTCGTAAGAATATATTGTCCACGGTTATCAATACCACCAAATTCACTTACATATACTATTGCACCAGAAGTTACTTCAGCATTTGAATCAAAATCTGTTGCTCTATCCCAAACCCCACCTGCACCAGCAGTAGTTACTACCCAAATACCATTTACAGCGTTACCTTGGTTTTTAATTAAAATTCTATCTCCAACATTAACCGTGGCTGAGTTTACGGTTGCCGGAGTATTTGTGAGTTGACCTCTTCCAGAAGCACCACCTGTAGAATTATAAGTTGCACCTGCAACAGGTGTTGTTGTAGCAAGTCTTACTGACTCTTTATAGTCTCTAATACCTTGGAATAAGGTATCTACATAACTTTTGTTAGTAAGATGGTTAGCAGCAGTTGGAGCAGTTGCTGCGGTAATTGCATTGTTAAATGTCCAAGTTCCAGAAATAGTTTCATTATCAGCTACACGGGCGAATAAGGTACCATCTGCTATATCTGCTTCTGCAATTTGTGCCCAACCAGCACTAGTAACAGCGGATCCATTTCCAAATTCTTGGAAATACATTTTTGTACTAGTGACGTTTGTACTAGAAGCAGTAATACTATCGGTTCCATCGCCAATAAGTAGTTGCCCATTATTAATAGCTGTAAGACCTGTACCACCCTTAGTTACTCCAATTGTAGTAGCGTTCCAAGTACCAGTGGCAACTGTACCTAATGTAGTAATAGACGTTTGACCAGCATAGTTAGCATGAATATCAACAGTTGGATCACCAGCAACACCGTTGCCATCTGTTACTGATATTCTATTTGTGGCTCCTGCTATAAGTCGTCTTGTTCCATTACCAAACACCGTCGTAGCCCAAATACCAGGCGATCCAGTGCCATTATGACCGTCTGAATATCCTTTTAATGCATCTGATAATTCAACTTTTGTTTCAGAAGAAACATCAGAAACAACAAAGTAAGGACTGGTAAAATTAAGTGTGCTTCTTTGAGTTAGTGTAGTACCACTGTTTTTAACTGTAGTATAGCCAGGACCTCCGCCACTTAAACTTATAGCAATAAGATCTCCACTTAAGTCTATACTAATACCTGGACCAGATGCAAACCCTTTATATTCTAAGGCGGTTCCCGCGTTATTCACACCAAGAACTCTATTTGCAGAGCCAAGTGATGTTAGACCAGTACCACCTTCTGCTACAGTTACTGTAGAACCAAGTGACCAAGTATCACTTCCTGTTCTACGAGCAATACCTGTGGTAGCAAGTGCTTCTAAAGCAGCCAAGTCATTAGCAAGTGCAAATGTAGGATCACCTGCAATACCAGCAGGATTTGTAATAGTTAAACCTGAAGCAGGAGCAGTTAATGTTCTAGCCGCAAAAGTGTCTGCCGCAGTTTGAGCAAGAAAACCATCTGCATTATGTGCAGCTAGTGCGTTTAACGTAGCATCTAATGTAAGTAATGTTTTAGATATTCCGTTATCCGTTGCTGTAAAACCTGTTCCAACAAATTGTAATGTATTTCGAGGTGTTAGGTTTGTCCCTGCATTGTTTTGCACAACTGAATAACCAGAAGTACCAGTTGAAGCAATAGTTAAAGTATTGCCTGGATCATCATAGGTTAAGGTAATACCAGAACCTGCTTGGAGTAATGTAGCAATTCTATCATCAACTCTTTCATTAGTAAAATACTGATTTGCGCCTTCGGCAATATCTGTAGTTGTGAGATTAATTGCACCTGTTAAACTGTTTACGGATGTTACAGCCGCAGCAATTGTAGTTCCAGTTATAGTTAAACCGGCACCTATATTAAGCCAGTCATTTGCGCCAGCAGATTGATCCCAGAAAAGAATTTTATCAGCTCCCGTAGAAGCTTCTAACCACATCGGTTCTTTAGAACCGTTGGTTGTCATAATAGCACCACCACCAGAGTTTGCAGATAATTCTAGTTGCGTTGCTATTCTAAATCTTGTTTGTGCCATTATTTATAATAGTTTACGATAATAATATCGTTGGGTTTAAAGACGAGTAATGAAAAGGTAATTGTTGTTCCAGATATGGTATAATCGTGACCTACTAATTGATACGACCCATTATAATAAACATCTGTTCTAGTTAAAGGTTTTGGAGATTGGGTTATATTAAAACTATTTCCAGAACTTAAATGAAACACTTCTTGTCTTGGAGATATTGTAACATAACTTGTCCCATCAAACATGATTAAATCACCATCAACCGGACTGAGTGGTAATGAAGATGTGAGAGTAGTTGGTACATATGCTGTACCATTATATGCAATTACCTGACCAGTAGTTGCTGAAGTGGTACTTAATTTATTAAGCGGTAGTGTTCCGCCTAATGTACTTAACTGTATTAACGCAGGATTTAGAGATAATTGTGCACCAGTTCCTTTTACTGAGCCTGCACCGTTTGTTATAACAATAGCAGCACTGGAACTGGTTAAATCTCCAAAAGACGTAATGTTTGCTTCTAGAGATGTTTCAAGTGATTGAAACGCCTGTTTTATTGTTACATTATTTGGAATAACTGTTCCTGTAAAAGTACCTAAATGAGTGCTATTTACCGCAACACCAGTTAATGTATTTAAACTGGTAAGAGCAACTTTGTCTTCTTTTGACATAACACCATCGTAAGACGCTGTTGCAGTTAGTAATATAGCACCAGTTCCTGTTGAAGAGTTAATTACAGACTTGTTATCTCCGTTTATAATATTAGTTAAGTTAGTGCCGGTAATACCAGAAATTGCAATATCTCCAGAATCAATTCTTTCATTGATCCACTCAACCATTTCTAATCCTTCATTACCACCACCGGCAGATGCTATTTTACCAAAATTACCTACGGTAGTTGTTCTATTACTCTTGATAATATTATTTGAAAAATATAATCTTTTATACTTATCGTATTTTGCCATAGCTAGAATATAAAAAGAGGATAAATCTTGCTTTCACAAAATTCATCCCCTTTTGGTTTATTTGAAAAATACGTTCTTACGACAAATAAGTGCCACCAGCAACAGCATCCCCACCAACAGCAAAACTTGTTCCCGTGGTTCTAGCGTGTTCTAACCATGCACTTAAAACTCCTTCTACTGCAGCAACAGTAACCGCTGAAACAGTACCTGTGCCAGCATCAGTACTTGTTACTGTTGGAATATCCGTAGTACCTCTTGCTATAATAGCATTCACTGTGGTAGTGAACGTACTAGGTACTTCGCATCTAAACAAGATAGTTGCTTTTTTAGGAGAAACGATTGTTTGATTATCTACAGATTCTGTATCAAAATAGTCAATTATATACGAAGTATACAAGTTGCTGGAATTGATATAGTTCTTACCTTCTGAAAACCAATCACCGTGCGGTTGATTTTGCATGGTAAAGGTCTGTAACCCTGGACGTAAACTGTTTAGTAATGCCCACTTTCTACCTTGACCAAAACCTTCCGAAGGTGCGCAAGTAGTAACAATTGGATCAACACCAGAAATAAAACTTTTTGCAAAGTTAAGTGTTGGTTTAACTTGTACTGCAGCAACATTGTCATATTCAGCAGCAAGCTCATGTGGTAGGCCAATTACAATCAAACCGTCGATTTTAGCAGCTGCACCAGCGGTGGTAATATCAACATTTTCAATTGTGGAAGTGGCAAGTAATGCGGCATTGTCTTTAGTTAAACGAGCTAAAGTTTGGCAAAGTTCTGAAGAACTTTTTAGAACTTGAGCTACTCCATTTACTGTTTGGAAAGTAATGTTAGTGGTAGGAGTAATTGTACCAATTACTTGTCCAGAACCACCTGCAAACTTGACACCAAATACAACATAACTTTTTGTACCTCTACGAGAATTAGAAGTAACAGCTTTTGATTGACTGTTAAGCTCAACTAAAATATTAGTAAGAACATAGTCAAGAGGCTGTGCAATACCAGCCGTGGTGAAATTGACAATGGGAGCTGAAGCACTAACAACGTTGTCATTCATGGTGCTGTATTCCCGATCATATCTAACAGAATCAAGTTTCAAAAACACTTGATACGTCCCATCATTGACAGGAGTAGGAAATGCACTTGCAACTTGTCCACCAAATACTGGAATTGCGGCTTTCTTAACATAAACTGAGCTAATGTTGTTTTTGCGGATAATTCCACTTTCAATATGGGTTTTATCACCAACCTCCCAAACATCAGCAAGTTGAGTATTTGCAGATGCAGGAGTACCTTGCACCAATTTAATAGCTTGAACTTCACTACTGTCATCACCAGAGGCAATATAAGTGCCAAGTGCTTTTACAGAAGAGTTTTTATCCCAAGACAAAATACCAATTTGACCATCAGCAATATTTACTGTGGTACCAGTGGTAGCAAAAGTTCCAGTGGGAAGCGCCTGATCGCCTTTTGCAACTAAAATAACTTCCATAGGAAGTTTATTTGTTTTTTTTAACATGTGTGTTAAATTAAATTATTTATTTGATTTTTGTTTAACGGTTGATCTTGGACCACAGAGTTTAAATACTGAACAACCATGTCTATCAATAGATCGTGATATGATTCTGGTATTTCTGGATCCTGACTAGGATCAGCCGCTTTAAATGCAGAAGTATCACCCTGAAGATATTCCAATGAATCATAACCTCCATAAAACACATTTGCAGGATATTTTAAATACTCAACTATACACTTACTAATTGTAAAATCTCCGTTGGTATATAAATGCAAACCGTTATTTTTTATAACACCCAGAACTCTTTCCCAAAGAAGAGACGGTTTTTGATTTTCGTTTTTCAACTTAAAATCAAGATCGTTATGTCTTACAATAGTTATAGGTATTCTTTTTGTATTACATTCTGTAGGTACGATATGTCCACGAATAAAATGTTTATATCTTGGTAAATACGAGATTCCACCGCTATATATTCCAGGGCTAACTAAGTTTAGTGGTAATTCTACTTCTGGTACAACCAGTGTTTGAAGCATGTCTATTTGTTGTTGAGTTACCTCAAATCCAAATTTGTAGGGCTTCATGCTATTACCAGAATAAAAAATCTCCACATAATCAGCTAAACATTTGTTTATAGCATCATCAATATTTTGCTTAAACAAATCTTGCTTATGATTTGAGTTTAGTTTGTTAAACCTAAACTTTATTTGTTCGTGGATTCGTTGTATTATCATTCAACCCATACGTTTTTCTTCTTTAATTCTTCTACCAAATCATGATAATAATTTGTAACTTCTAGATCGTCAGGATTGTATTTAATCAACTCTGTTTGCATGAAACTTACAAATTTATCTCTATCTGAGAATTTATAAAGAGGAGTTTCTGATTTACTATGCCATATTAAATAACCGTCTCTCATTGAAAGAACGTTAGTATTTATAGCTTGTTGTGTTAGATATAAGATGTCAAATCTTAATCTGTTTGTTGGATCTTTCAATAGATCAGTAATAGTGATAAATTTGTCCACGTTCACCATTTGTTGAGTGCCAGATTCAAGATAGCGGTTAATGGCTTGTTTAACATTATCTTTTGATGCTACACCTTTTATAATAGGTACACCTTGAGAATTTAAACACATAACTGCAACCTGATATGCCTTATACTCACTTGCTTCTGTGAACAATTTGATTTTGGCAAAAGTAGCCATGTCTATCACATCCTGCTTTCTCATTTTTTCCATTTCAGCTTCGTTTTCTTCTGAAATATAAAAATTATGAAGAGCACTGTTTATAGACTTTTTGTCTTGTGCAATCTTATTGTGATTTCTTAATAATTGAATAGCCAAACGACCTCTTGGTGTTTCATCTGTAAATCGATTAGAACCATCATATAAAACAATATAAAACCGTTCAATAAAAGAAGCTTCAATCTTAGGCATGTTCTTTGAATATTGAAATAAATTGCCACCTGTCATTTCTGATTTATAAAATCCAGGCGCCTGTTTATCTAAAATTTCAAATAGAGTTTGTTTCTTTAATTTTGGCTGCTTTACTATCTTTTCAATTTCTGAAGACCAAAGATGATTTAATCCAAAATCAGAAATCACATCTGCTGGATCAAGATTGTAAAAAGGATTATCTACCGACTCTTCGAGTCCAGTATTAAATTTATTTTTGCTAGTATCAGGCATGAACCCCATTCTATAACCAGTTCCAGTTTCTCTGGTTTTATTCATGGGTTTTGAATGATTTGTCAACTCACCTGTTTTTGGGTCAATTGTACTAAACATTTGCCTGTCTCTACCCTGTGTCGCAGGTCTTGGTACGGGACTCACCCATACAACATTATAATTTTTCATTTTATAGATTTTATAAAAAAAGAGGAGATGATTTAGATCTCCTCTTTTTTAATTAAGCCAAAGGATTGAGTTCAATACGACCAACGCGGGAAACGTCCCAAATGTTGAGCGAACCACTCATTTCTCTATAGATACCAGATTCTTTGTTCAAGCGGTATACATTACCACCAGATACTTCAGCACCAGTTTCAAAGTTGTAAACATTACAAACAGTAAAGAACGATTCAACACCATCTTGCATAACCATTGTCATGTTAGCTGAATCAAGACCCGCAGGAGTTTGATCTGTAACACCAAAATCAAAAATGTCCATTGCATAAGACTCTAAAGTACGGTTGGTACCTGGAGCTAACTCAGGGAACATCTGACGGTTGTCTTTCATAGGATCATAAACAATCTCTACTTCAATACCGTTGGTCATTAAAATTTTGGTGAACTGTGAACCATATTGCAACTCATTTTCATGGAAGCCTTGTGGATCAGTTCTCTTCTTAGCAAACAGCGTATCAACAGTTACGATAGAGCTGTATTCTGCAAAGATAAGCGAAGACAAGAATTGAATACCACCTTCACCTGAAGCAATCTTAATTTTACGTTCTTTAAACCCTTTTCTGGTCAAGAAGATGTTATTAAGATATTCAAAAAGATCATTAAGAGTGATAGAGCCATTTTGTTCCATGAAGTGCCCGTCTTTAGAAAGAGCTCTCCAACCAGCAGGAATCTTAATGGTTCTGCCAGTATCACGGTCTACCGTCTTTTGTAGTTGACCCCATTCGCAAGCCATCTCCCGATCATACATGGTTCTTTCTTCCAATCGAGCTTCAACAGCTGTGATGAAAGTACCTTTAGAAATCATTTGACCAGAGTGATCTTTCAAAGAAGTTTGGTACACATAACCAGAGCTAACAGCTGGGCCTTTTGAGCTTTTACCAGCAACAGAATAACCGTCACTTGGTAATGCACGACCGCCTTTCTTAGCTTCAATTTCAGTACGAATAAACTTGTCAGTAAACTCTGCTTTATTGGCATAGTTTGCAGTCCAGTTATACAACTTGAACATCTCACCATATTGGTCTGCAGCAAACTTTGTATTTAACTCGTCTGCAACAAGCGAGGTGATTCTGATAGCCGTTTGACCGGGTTGTAAATACTGAGCGGGCATCCATGCATTTGGATCACCAGTTTGAAGTTCACCTTCATACTCCCAGCTATTAGCTGAACGCTGAATAGGTTGACCTAGAATACGAATAAGAGGTACATTACTATTTGCAACTTTAATTACAGCTGGTTCTGACAACCAATCTCTGTCAAGAGCAAATTTAAAAGGAATGTTGTTTTTACCAACTTGGTCAGTTACACCAACCAAAAGTTCAGTAAAACGAAATTCAACATCACTGTCGCCCATTAAATACCAAGTGTAGTCATCTACACCACCAGGTAACATGTGAACATTTTTTTGAGCAACCGTAAAATAGGTAAATTTCTTATTTACCAAATCAGAGCCAATCTCTGAAGAAAAAAGTTGACCCATTTTGACACCAAAGTCAAAGGGTTTGTAAGACCGGAACATGTTTGCATGAGTGTAACTATCAAAATAATTACCACCCCATGCAGTACGTTCGTGGGTGACTAGTGCGGACTTTCTATCCATTATAATTTTTGTGTGTTAGTTTAAACTACTATTTCGTAGTTTTTTAATAGATCAGCAAGTTCAGATTTAGAACCACTAGAAGCAGCACCTGCAGAACTAAAGCCGTTTTTAACAATTGCGGCTTTAATTGACGAAGTACCTCTTGACTCTCCTTGTTTTCTAAAATCCTCTAGATCAAATTGCTGACCGTCAAATCTTGTTAGTAAATCGATGAACTGTACATACGCTTTTGGCGTATTTATAATTTTATTTAAAATTTCGTTTGCCTTTGGAATTGCCTGAGTTATTTTTTGCTGTCTCTCTTTTGACCATTTTGTCTTTTCAAGTTCTTCTTTAATATGAGACACATAAATTCTCTGTGATTCCTCCTTATCTTTACGAGATTGAATTTTATCAGCTAAAATTTTATCTGTTTTTTTAAGTTTGGCTTTTTGTATTTTTTCGGCCTCTTCTAATAAAAGACCGTCTTCTTCTAGCTCATCAAGTTGAGCCTGAATTGCACCACTGCGTAACCCTTTTGCTTTTAAGTCTTCTTCCAAAAGAGCGCGAGCTTGATCTAAAGAATCAACTTTAATATCATCTTCTTCTGCTAAATAAGCAGTAAAAAATTCTTTAAGTTCTTTCTTAGAAAGATCCGCACCTGCTTCTGAAACAAACTTTAACAATTTTTGTGATTCATCTGGCAATTGTTCAATTGCTGAACGTAATAATTTTTGAGGTAACTCAGAAAGTCTATCGTCAATATAATTAAAAGTTCCATCAAAAGGAACTTCATCATCTATGTAACCTTTTTCTAAAAGCTGTTCATATACGCTTTTAGCAAGAGGGTCACCCTCTTCAACAATTTCCTCTTGCACCTCTTCTTGAGGAGCTTCTTCTAGAGGTTCAATGAAGACATCAACTTCATCTTTTTCTTCTTGTGTTATCATAACTTTGATTTTAATTTTGTACAAAATTAACTATTAATTCTGTCAATATTTCCTATCTACTTATTATTTTGAGATTTTTTTGTCGTTTATTCTTTTTGGACAAAAACTTAATTTTTCTTAGGTCGTCCAGCTTTCTTTTTTTCTATTTGAAGCTTCTGTTCGTCATATTGTTTCTCATGTTGAAGTTTTTCTTTTTCAAGATTTAACTTCTCTGCGTCATTCTGCATCTTCTGTTCTAATTTTAGAATCTCTAGTTGATCTGGAACATTATTGTCATTTGCATCCAAGTCTTTTTGTCCAATATAAGATGTGATTAAAGCAATCTTTTCTTTAGATTGAATTTCCATTTCTTTTAGTTGAATCTCGTGAGCTTGTTGATCTTCCCTTGCATCCAACTCAGCTTGTTGTAAAGCTTTTTGATTTTCAAGTTGAGCGTTTTGTAATTCTGCTGTACGTTGTTGCTGTTTTTGTTCTTCAATAGCAATTCTCTTATGAATCTCTTCAGGAGAAGCCCCCATTACAATATCCTTAATAATACCAGAAACAATGGTAGCACCCTCTCCTTGGTTCTGAGCAAACGCATGAGAATATTCCAACATATACTGCGCGTACTTTTCAGCATTTGAAGAATTACTCAAATGTAATCCAATATCATTGTGTGTTAAATTAGGTGTAACTTTCAACACTTCTTCTGTATTATTAGGAAGCCAATAGTGAAAGCTTAACTCTTTTAAGTTGTGTATTTCAAATTGATTCTTACAATACGTTTTAAAATTAATCAACCAATCATTAAGTGCGGCTTTCCATATCATGGAATGACTATAAAACATTGGCTCTGTAATAGCATAAGATTGATTAATAGCTTGCTGATTATCACTTACGTTTGTATTGGTTTGAAAATTAGATTGTCTTTGGGGAGAAATACCCATTGCCATTCCAATCTCTCTTTTCAAATATTCCAACAGATTTTGCAAATTTAATAATTCCGCGCCAGTCCCTAACATATAACCACTTGATCCTGGACTTCTTGTTGCAGGAGGTAATCCACCTAAACTACTTTGAGATCCCGAATACAAATCTTTATTTGTACGTCTTAATATAGAAAAATAAGCGGCTACTTTATCACGAATAACCTGATTATTTAAATCCATACCAAGTGCATTTGGGATTTGATCCACATCAACAGCTTGTATAGCACCTTGATATTTAGATAACTCTCTATTCTGAATATGTTTTACGTATAAATATTGAAGATATGGAGCAAGCGCTCTTTGAATAGGAGATACAGAATTTGCGTTTCTTGCGTTTAACACCATACCTTTTGTGCTTAACTCAAAGTGAGTATAAGGCTCTTCAATAGAAGTATATTGATATGGTACCTCTCTAAATACAGGATACACGTCTGCGCCAAGTCTTATTACTTCGTACTTTCTAGGAATCCATATTTTTTCTAGTTCAAAGTTCTTCTGAAGAACTTCGTCAAACCATACATATTTTTCTGACTCTTGATCGTACCTATTTATGAATTTTTGTAAAACAGCCTGTTTTGGAATATCAAAATCAGAAAGCGGAATAACAATATTCTCTCCATAGTCATCTTGATATGAAAGAAAGCAAAGTTCTTTAAACGCCTTAAACTCTAAATGAGTTTCAAATATTAATTCCTGCCTACCTCTTAATGTTGTAGAACCAGCCTGATTCAAACCTTCTGTTTTTAATGCAGATAAACCGCTAGTACTTGCCAACATTTCTTGTCTGGTATGATCCCATACAGGTTTTGATTCATTTCCAAAAATATCATGCCTTTTATCTAACTTACCACCTGAAATAACGTATAATTTATCAATATCTTCTTGACATAGATTATATGTATCAATTGCTTCAGTTAAAGTAATTGTCTTTCTATACCATATCCAATCTGATTTTTCAATACGTTTTTCATTTGGATTTTTATGGTATCCTATGTGAAGTGGATTTCGCACTTCTAAATAAGGCTTACCGTGTTTCCAGCCAGAGAATATAAAACATCTATCTGCGATAATAATATCTTCAAAAGAGTCAATTTTTTTATCTAAAACATTTTGGTCATGCATTACAAACTTTAATGCTTTATTATAAAAAATTTCTGTTTCAGACATCCAGTTTTTTGAAAGTAGATCTTCAGGCTCTAACTGTGTTCTAACATCTTGTTCAAACTTCGCAATTTCTTCTGGAGACATTTGTTGAAGTTCCATTTGATGCTTAGACAACTCAATCGCAGCCTTTTCATCTATTGATTGTTTAATAGCCTCAATTAAACGAGTGTCTTTTTCTTTAATTGCCTTGGACGTTAAAAGTAATAGGTTAAGCGTATCTCTACGACCTATCATTTCACCTTTTAAAATACTTACGCAATTGTGTAACTCGGGATAAGGTTCAACTTGCTCATCTGCAACATCTATGTTATCTCCTAACGGGTTACAAAATAATTTTAATTTTTCATTAAAAAACGTTAGATCATTGTTCACTATTTGATATGAAACTTTCATCTTCTCATAATCATCCGTGTATTGGATGATATATGGAGCAGAATATTTCATCATGTCTTTGAACCACTGTCCATCATTTTTATATTTCTCTTTTTCAGAGACCTTTTTTTGTATCATTAATTGTCAGTTATAATATATGAAGAATTAACAATCAGCTGAGACATTCCAAAACTATTTAATAATGCTTGAACAATAACATCTGTAGGATCGGTTAATGTTGGATCCATCATTCTTGTTTTAACATTAAAAGGTTCAAATGTCGGTTCTAATTGTAAATTAGCGTTTTCTAAAATTTTGTAAGACTGAGCTTTTAATGTTTTATAAAACCATCGTGGTAGCACATCTTGATTTATTTGTGCGTACTCATATAACGCAGTACCTTGTCCCTTTACTACACCCAATTTTAAACTTGCTTTACAAGCACCTACCGCATCCTCAATTCGGTCAAATTCTTCTTGCGCATTTTTAAGAGTAACCCCACCAACATAAATAATCGCGGACACTTGCTCTAAATTTGAAATTCTACGTAGTAAAGTAGACTTATCAAAATCTGTACTAGCAACTTCTAATTGACTATTAAGATGATTAATTCTAGTCTTTACTCTTTTTTTGTCTGGATTATTGTAAATAATAAACTCATAAGGAGTTACCGTAATCTTATTACAGTATCCGTTCGTAAGAAATGTTTTTAAATCTTTTAGGTCTTCTCGAATAGATTCGCCGTAACCAGGGTGCTTTAATAAGCATATGTTTAATCCATTTTGGATCTTATTTGTTAATACATATTTAATAAAAGAATCTGAAAAATCTTTAGCAATAATTACTAAGGGAATCTTCTGCTTATGTTTATCATCAATAATATCAACATAATCGCTAATAGCGGTGGCCACCTCGTCTATAATCCAAATGTACGGCTTTTCTGCAGAGAAATTACCGTTTGCTTGATTTGAAAAAGAAGGGTGAACTAACCCCGAATTAAAAGTCAGCCCTTTTGAAATCTCATAGTAAGTATTATTAAAATGTTGAGACATTTCAACAGAAATGTTAGCTTTTAAACCCGTCTTATTATAAATTTCTTGAATTAATCTTGCTAGTCTTTCTGACTTACAAGATGTCATTGCAATATTAAATATCTGACTTACTGTCTCAATTTTTGTTGATTTTTCTTTTAAATAATCTATAACTTTTGTCAATTCTGACAAACCTTCATCTAATACATCATTAACCGCTCTTGTTTCTATTTCAGAAATAATATTGTTTGTCAAATGTTGTGTTAATAAACACGTCAGTGTAGTTCCATCTCCACACTGTTTCACTGTCTGATTAGCTGCATTAATTAACAGTTGTGCACCAGCGTCTTCTTCTTTGTTTGCAAATGCAATTTTTCTTGCAACAGAAACTCCATCTTTTGTAAAGGATAAGTCTCTATCTTGATAGAAAATTACATTTCTACCAGTTCCACCCATTGTGCTGGTAATTATATTTGCAGCTTTATTTAATCCGTTTAGCACATTTTCCAGGCTGCTGTTGCTATTTTCTAATCTTGCCATTTTTCTTTAAATCTTTGTAAGTCTAACTGTTGTTTAAAAATATTAGGGTTAATTGATAAAAACGCTAAAATGTTTTTATTTTTTTGTTCTTTAATCAACCCATCTTTATTCAGATGCTCCAGCTCTTTTAGTGCTAGAGGAAAACCTAATAAAGAAGACACTGCATCAAAGTTACCTTTTAACTCAAATTGTAACATCTGTTGTACCAAAAACAAATCAGGTATTGTTTCAACAACTCTCTTCTTTTGACCATTAAACGTGGTCATTGATAATGCCCACTCTGAAGTATCATCAATCATTTGAAGTTTATCAATCTGATTACCCACCATATATCCATATTCTTGGACCCTTTTATCATATACCGAAGAACCTCTTTCTCTATTTGGTCTAAGACAAAGAAGATGCATTTTATTTTTTCTCATAAAATAACCTCTTACAGAATCACCTCTGTTTGCCTCATACCACAATCCTCTTGGTGGATTACCATAATAAGCAATTATCTTTTCTATTGTCTCATACATTGCGTCTTTACCATTCTCATGTTTACCAATATATGCACAACATAAATAATTTCCATTATAGCCTTCTGATGTATATTTTGGATTTAAAAATACAAAAAAACTAGCTAAAGAACCTCCCTCATCTATATTTTCTGATACATAAGGATCTAAAGTAAATAGATACATATCGTCAGGTACAATACCTTTTACTTGATTAGGTTCTTCATAAATAATAGGGCACCCATTCAGTGATGACATAGATCTATCATAAGGAAACATATAAAAAGGTTCTGCTTCATCATCATATTCCGCCCTTACTCCATTTGGTTGTTTTGAATCCCAAATAAATCTAGACTTAGTTCCAATTGTTTTATACGTTTGATTCTTTAATAACTCTCTTTCTCTTTCAAGCAATTCAATAATTGGAAAAAACGAACCTTTATTGCTGCTCCACATGTCACTTGGAACAAGAGGATAGTTCATTTTTTCATTATATAGAGCTGCAGGGTCATTTTTAGCAGCTGCTAAAAGTCGCCTTTCTTCATAATGTTTTAAAGCTCTTTCAAAATCCGTATTTCCATTCTCATCTTTAAATCTAGTTTCAGTAAGATAGGCTGGAATAAATAACCCGATCTTTTTATCTGAATCCTCCCAAACATTATCAAATTCTAAAAAGTTATACTCTCCGGGATTTTCAAAAACTTGTCTTGTTTGCTGAATTAAGTCAATATTACCAGATGTACCAATTCCTAATTGTACTCCCATTTGGTCCCCATCAACAGAAACTACGGCAGTATTAGATAATAGTGCATCTTTAAAGTTTGGCATAAGACCAATCTCTTCATATAAACAAAGTGCAGATCTTCCACCAGCACCTGCTTGTGTACCATCTTGTTTCTTATCAGAATAGTTCACATGGTGAATAGAAGTCTTAGTACCTTTAGTAATCCATCCTTGTGGAGTTTCTAACTCATATTCATATCTAAGTGGATTCTTACTATTTCCAGGCTTATCATCTCCAATCCAGTTTCTATAAAAAGGATTAGGTTCATACTCTCTTGTTTCTGGAGAACCCCACACTCCTAAATCTTTATCTGTTCCTAGAACATTAAGACCGGTAGTTATCTTATTCATTAAATCCGCAGATTTACCTGTTATACCTGCGCCAAGTATTACTTTGGTAGTTGGAGGATTAGTAGTATTTTCTTTAGAAAACTCTTTAATTCCATCAAAAGTAAGCACGTGTGTTGCAATACCTGCTGTTGTATAGCTTTTACCACCCTTATTGGACTATATCTTCACCCACAGCATTATCTGTTTGGGGATACGTTTTATTCAATATCTTTTGTCCAACCTTAATATCAATTTTATACATCATAGATGGAATTATAAAAGGTTTAATTATCTCAACGAATTTTCTAAACTCTGTTGTATTACAGCGTAATCTATAAAACCGTTTCTCTTTTTCTAATTTCCATTCTATTCCCCACTTATCTATAAAATATTTAATTATTACTTCATTCTCTTCTTTAGAGAGATATGTATTTAGTCTTGCACAACATTTTGAATATGTAGAATAACCTTTAACCTCATATTTAAAATTATAAAGACTGCCATCATCCATGAACCATATAGCTAATCCCTTAGCATCTAATCTGTTTAAAACTTTTCTTGAAAAAGTCTTTTTACCATTTTGGTAAATAAACTTATATAGAAGTTTAAAATATGGATGATTTCTTTCAAATTTCACAGAAAGAATTTTACTTCTTCCTGATTCATCTTCGTAGTAATAATCAGACTTTTTATGAAAGTCTTTTGCTTGTGTTTTTTCTAAAGCTTTTTTTAATTGTTCTACTTTCCATAGAAAGTAGTCAAATTGCTTATTTGAATGTCTAAGCATGAACCTAGCTTGAATTGTATTGTTTACAATTCTTTGATTAATGCATCCATCACCTAATACACAGGCAAGTATAAATTTTTTATCTTTTGTTGTCATGTCTTAACGAATGTTAAAATCTAATTTTGTAAAATATTGATAGTCTCTGAACCTTATCCTTATTTTCACTTAGGACCTTGGCTGCTGATTGTCTATAAGATATTTATTTTCAAACCGTCACATTCATCATTTCTAATTCTGTTGTGGTTAAATATCAAAGATTTTCCAGCAATTTACGTATTCTTTATTAATTATTTCTAATTAATGGGGCAATGGTAACGTTTACCCCTACTTCCTAAAACGCAAAGATTAAATGCAGTATTATAGTATAACGGCCTACCTAAATTCTCTTTATGTAACCTTTTTATATATTCTCTGGGAATTTGATATTTTTTAAGTTCCCCTTTTTTATTGTGTAAATCATTGAATCTAACCCTATCAGATTCTTCTGTAGATTTGTAAAGCTCGTCAAATAATTCTGGATTTATAAGAGCTTTATCACAGCTATATTCATCATCTTTCTTAAATCCAGAAAAACCTTGTGCTTCTAAATAAGAATAGTGGATTAACCAATCAAGGTCTCTTACCACAGGTTTTATAAATGTTCTTATTTTCTTATTTCTTTGAGTATGCTCAATCTTAAAGAAATTAGCATAGTAAAATAAAGTTGGTGGCATAAATCTCCAACCACCTGAATCAAATGCCCAAAATCCCTCAATACACCATTTTGTATATAAAGACCATAGTTTATTATACTCCGGGTTATCAGGATGTATTTGAGGAACTTCTAGGAGAAAAGACTTAATATTCTGTACTGTTATTAAATCTTTCTTTAGTAATTCTATATTATTAATCATTTCATCTCAACTGTGTTAACTTATACAATGTAGTAGTGTATAATTCTACCATATCATCAATAAGCTGAATTAAATGCCCTTCTTTTGCAGAACTGAATTGTGTTCTATAAGAAAGTAAATCATTCATATTGCTCTTGAGAAAAGATACAATGTCTCCAGTATTTAGTTTACCAAGATCATAACCAGTAAGAATACCTTGTGTTCCTTGTGCAGATTCTGCAAAACTATCTGCTAGATCCAGTACACCTGAATAAAATTCATCGAGAGCCTTATGCTGAGCATAAGAACTTGTTTGCAAATGTGCAATATGTGCATTAGTTCTTGCGTTAAAAAGCAAGCTAACCACCTGTGTATATTTATTTTTTGATTTAACGCCTAGCGCGTCATTAAGTGATACTTCCATTATTGTAATTTTGGGGAAAGAAATTAAGGGTCGGTCTTCCTTGCCAATTTCGTCCTGTTTGTGACTGACCTTCTTCTATATGTATTACCAGCATTTCTGGAATCAAATGTCTTTTTACACGAGGCCATAATTGCGAAAAAACAATATCTGAAGAACTTGCGTCAGTAAATGACGGATAATAATCTACTCCTGATATTTTTGGATTCCATAATTGGAAAAATCCAAGAACATTCCAAGCATCACCAGACCAATAAAAGGTAAGTCTGGATCCAATTTTAAACCTATCCATATTCAACATCCAAAATTCAGGGTTCCATAAATTAGGTTCATTTAAGAACTTAATCCAATCATTAAAAGATTCTACCATTACTCTATCACAACCATATATGTTAGTTGATATTAAAGGCAGCGATCTTAACTGCTGCATACAAAATGGATGTAACCAAATATCAGCATCCATTTGCAGAACCCATTCATCTTGGGTAAGATGTTTTAAACCTTCTGTAATACCAGCACCTTTATCAAACTTAGAACCTTTGTCATAAAATACATCGGTTCTAATACACTGAACTTGTAGGTTTCTACAAAGATTATAAGTTAAATCATCTTTAGTGTCAGTTACTACAACAACTCGATTAAAAAACTGCTTATTATGCGAAAGAGTATGTGCCAAAATATCAGAATAATTGACTGATACTATTACTGCTTCTAGGGATTTCATTACTAAACTGTTTTTGAAAAATCTAATATTTCAAACGCTAAACTTGTTAAGGTGGGACGCACAGTTTGATCATCTAGATTGAGATTGTGAATAAGCGTCATTTCAACAGTAAAAGGTTTACCAAATTCTCCAGAAGCTTTCCATTCTTCTATTTGTTTATCCCAAGCAGCGTGGTCTTTTTCAGTCCAGTATTCTGTAGCAAAATCACCAAGCTGGTCAACAGTGGTTTTAACTTTGTAAGTAGTTGTATTATTCATCGTCAGGTTGGATCAAATTTCTTTCTCTAGCTGTTTGTTTTCTACCACCAAAGATTCTTTGATCTGCTTTATTCTTTTCAAATAACTTAGACACTTTGTCAAAATCTTGGTA